AGGAGCTACTTTTACACAAGTTACAGGTTCTGCTTCAATGCAAACACTTGTAATTAATAAGGATACTTCTAAGCGTTACATCAAGATTGTACAAACAATTGGTGGTTCATCACCAACATTTACTTTTAGTATCAACTTGGTTGGTGTTAAAAAGTATAGCTAAATATATAGCCCTCAGATGAGGGCTTTTTTCTTATGGCATTTACTGAAGACTTAAATGCATTTTTTGTAGATTTTTCAGAAAATGTTTTTTATGACAATGCGACTTATAAAGGTATTTTAGAACAGCCAGATGAGGTAATAGCTGATGGTGTTGTGCTTACTACTGATTACGAGTTAACAGTAAAAAATAGTGATTTAGGTACAATTCCATTTGATGCACAATTGGAAGTAAGTAATGTTAAATATAAAGTCAGAAGTGTGAGAAAAATAGATGATGGTAGTTTATGTAAGATTTCACTAAGTAAGGTTTGATATGGCAAGTAAACGAGAACAAATATTAGCAGCGATAAAAACTAATCTTGCAAACACTACAGGTGTTGGAGATAGAATTTATCGTTCTAGGGTAGAACCTATTGCTAGAGGAGAAACACCTGCAATTGTCATAGAACCAATTACAGATGAGCCAACAGTTAATAGCTCTACATATCTAAAAGTAGATTGGACATTAAGAATAAGGGTTGTTGTAGTTATTCGTGGCACAACACCTGAGAGTGTTGGAGATGGCACGATTGAAAGTTTACATTCAAAAATGTTGACTGATACAACTATTGGAGGTTTGGCTAAAGATGTTAGACCATCAACACAGACCTTTGAATTTGTAGAGGGAGATCAGCCTTCTGGAGTTATAACTTGTGAATATGAAATAGATTATCGTACCTCATATAACAGTTTAACAACATGACTTATAATGAAAGAGCAAGCCTACCAACCCTGATTGTTTAATATGAGTAATGAAATCCCAAATGAGGGCGGTACTTACATACTGAACCCAAAAACTGGCAAACGTAAGCTAGTTCAACAAACAAAACAAGCAGAAATCCCTACAGAGGTAACAACTGATGGCACAACTGACAAGGAAGAGAGTAATTCTAATTGAAGCGGAAAGTTCATACGGAACTGATCCTACTCCTTCAGCAACAGATGTAGTTCTAGTAACTGATCTAAGTATTACACCACAATCAAGCGATGTGGTTAACAGAGATGTTGTCAGACCATATCTTGGTTCTTCACAACAGTTATTAGCAAATACAAGAGTTGAATGTACATTCAGCGTTGAGTTTGCTGGTTCAGGTACAGCTGGTACTGCTCCTAGATATGGAAGTGCGCTTAAAGCTTGTGGTCTTTCAGAAACTATAGCTAGTGGAACATCTGTTACTTATGAGCCTATTTCAGCTAACTTCTCATCAATTACTATTCATTACAACGTAGATGGAGTTAGACATATCGTTACTGGTTGTCGAGGGAATGTAGCATTATCAGCTGAGGTAGGATCAATCCCAACGCTTGATTTTACTTTTACTGGTATATATAATGCCCCAACTGATACAGCATTACCTGCTGTTACATATGGAAACCAAGCAACACCATTAATATTTAAAAATGGTAATACTGCAAGTTTCCAATTATTAAGCTTTGCGGGTGCTTTACAAAGTCTTAGTTTTGATATGGGTAACTCAATTGTATATAGAGAACTTGTTGGCGGTACAAAAGAAGTACTTCTTACTGATAGGGCTGCTAATGGTTCTTTAACTATAGAAGCACCAGCTCTTTCTTCTAAAGATTTCTTTGCTGCTGCTTTAACCGATACTGCTCTTGGAAACTTAACAGTTACTCATGGTACTGCTGCTGGTAATATCTGTAGATTTAGTAGTACAAAAGTTGATATTGGCGATGTAAATTATGGAGAAATGGATGGTGTAACTATGCTTGAGATCCCATACACACTTGTACCAAGCTCCGCTAATGATGAGTTAAGTATAGTTTATACATAAACATTGACTTCCTAGCTAAAGTGTAGGAGTATATTTATATTTAGGATTTTATGGCATTTGTCCGCAAAAAAAGCAAGGTCTATCCTTGGCCTGTAGAAGTTAAGCGTCCATCTGAATCTGTTCCAGGGGAATTTGAAACAACAGAATTTATTGGAAAGTTTGCACGATTAGATAGATCATCTTTAGATAAATTTGATAATGAAGATGAGTTTTCTGCTTTATCAAAAATATTAGTTGGATGGGAAGATGTGAATGAAGAGGATGGTACAGCTATTGAATTTAATAAAACTATTTTGAAAGAGTTTTCAGAAGATGTTGATTTTGTAAAAGGAGTATTAGATGCATTTAAAGCATTTTATGGGAACGCACAATCGGGAAACTAATTGATGCCACCAAATACTGGGCTTCGGGTGGTAAGCAAGTTATAGATGAAACACAACAAGATGCGAAAGCACTTGGGATAAAAATCGAGGAGCAGCCAGAAGAAGAAGAGGATTTTGAGGTATTTGATGAAAATTGGGAAATTGTTATGATGTTTTTACGATGTCAGACACAATGGAACACAACCTTTGGAGGTATAGTAGGATTAAAATACGAGGTTTTATTGCTTGCTGGAGGCTTATTTGACCTTTACAATGTTAGTAATCGTAAAGAAATGCTAGAGGGCTTACAACTTATGGAATCTGTAGCTCTTAAAGAAACGAATAAGGAGAAGAAATAATGGCAAAAAATGAAATAGGAAATATAGAATTAAAGTTTGATGTTACAGGTTTAGAAGATCTTACAAATTTAAGTAGGCAACTTAAAAATATAAAAAAAATTGCAACGCCAGCAGCAGGTAGTTTTAAAGGATTAATTAATGGAATAAAAGATGTAACTAAATTTACTCCAAAAACAATCAGTCAATTTAAACAAAAAGAAAGAACACTTAAAGCATTAAGAAACGAAGTAAAAGCTGGTGGTGTTGCTTTTAAAAAGTTAGGAAGAGAAATAGATGCTAATAGAATAAAATTACAATCATTTACACAAACAGCCGTCAAACAGAAAGGAATGTTTGCTGGATTAGGTGCTGGTGCTACAGCAGCTATAGGAGGTGCAGGTGCATATATTGGTAGTTCATTAGGATTACCTCCAGCAATTAGCGGATTAGCAAGTGCAGGTGCTGCTGCTCAAGCAGCAAAAGCTGGAACAGGAATTATGTCTAGTGCTGGTTTATCAGGTGGACTTGCAGGTGCTGGTATTGGTGCAGCAGTAACTGCTGTGGCAGGTGCAGCTTCTTTTGCTGCGGATTCTGCCTCTTACGCAGCAGAAATACAAAAGCTACAAATAGCTTTAAGAGGTGTTACTAAAACAGGTGCAGATTTTAATAAAGGTCTAGATATTATATCTGATACTTCAAAACGATTAAATGTACCAATAGCTGCATCTACCAAACAATTTACAACTCTATCTGCATCTGTTCTTGGTGCAGGTGGAACTATTGATCAAGCTGAGACAGTTTTTGTTGGTGTATCAGAAGCTATAAAAGCTACTGGTGGTAATGCAGAAGACGTACAATCTGCGATTCGAGCCATGTCGCAGATCTTTGGTAAAGGTAAGGTATCTGCGGAAGAACTACAAGGTCAGTTAGGTGAAAGACTAGCTGGTGCTGTTGTGAAATTTGCAGAAGCTAATGGCAGTAGCTTGGCAAAATTACAAAAAGACTTGAGAGATGGAACTGTTGGATTAGATCAAGTTATAAAGTTTGCTGAAAAGTTACAAGTTGATTTCGGAAAAACAGCAGAAGAAGTAGCTAATTCATCTGCTGATGCAGGGCAAAGATTAAAAACAACAATGGATAGATTGAAACTTGCGGTAGGTACTATATTGCAACCTATTGGAGCAGAGTTTCAAAGAGTATTTGCAAATATTGTTGGTGCTATTACAGATGCTATAGAAGCATTTAATAAATTTATGGGTATTGGTTTAGGTAATGCTATAGCTAAAACAGAAAAAAATATTGAATCTTTGAAATCAAGAATAGATAGTTCATCTGATCCTAAAGTTATTAAAAGACTTAATCAACAATTAGATAGCGCTTTAAGAAAACTAGCTAAGTTACAAGGCGAAAACGTAGAAGGAGGAGAAGAAGGTGGAGATGGTGGTTTGCCACCATTAGAGGGTAATAAATCGCCACTTAAATCATTTGCTGAAAGTGCTTTCAAGTTTGCAGAACAAGCTGAAAATGCAGTTGTAAATGCTTTTAAAGGTATGGAAGATGCAATGGTTAAGTTTGTAATGACAGGTAAATTAAATTTTAAAGATTTAGCTAACTCTATAATTGCTGATTTAACAAGAATGTTAGTAAGAGCAGCAATTACAAAACCTTTATTTAACTTCTTATTCCCTGGCTTGGCTGATGGTGGAGTTGTTAGCGGTGGCGAGATAGTACCAAGTGCTAATGGCAATGTATTTGCAAAAAATAAAATTGTTCCTTACAAGATGGGAGGCATTGTAAATCGTCCCACTTTATTCCCAATGGCTAACGGAATGGGGCTAATGGGCGAGGCAGGCCCTGAGGCTGTCATGCCATTGAAACGTGGTAAAGATGGAAAGCTTGGTGTTATTGCTCAAGGAGGAGGAATTGGTAATATTGTTGTAAATGTAGATGCTTCTGGTTCTTCTGTTGAAGGTAACGAGCAAGAAGGTCAAGCACTTGGTATGCTTTTAGCATCTGCGATTCAAAATGAACTTATACAACAAAAACGACCTGGAGGTTTATTAGCTTAATGGCAACTTTTCCTACTAGAGCAGATAATTCTGCAATTGAGCCTAGTTATCCAGTTAAGAAAAGTTCTGCTCCAAATACAAGAGTTGTTCGTTTTGCTGATGGTTTTGAACAGCGTATTGTTTTTGGTTTACCAAAACAACAAAACCCTAAAATTTTTTCATTTATATGGAAAGATTTAAGCGAACAAGATTCAGATATTATTGAGAGTTTTCTTGATGATCGTGCAAATGATGGTACGAGTTTTACATATACACCATTAAACGAAGCATCAGAAATGAGTTTTGTTTGTGAAAAATGGGATAAAACTATGACATATCCAGGTAGAGCCACAATTAATGCTGAATTTAGAGAGGTATTTGAACCATGACATCTTCTATCGTTTCAAGTCTTCAACAACCAAATCCTTCTGCAATAATTGAATTGTTTTTGTTAGAGACTGATTTAGAATTGCATGGTTCAAATCAAATTTATAGATTTCATAACGGAACTAATTTAATAAATAACGCTGCTCTCAAATGGGCTGGTGACGAGTATATAAGATTGCCTATAGAGGCAGAAGGTTTTGCTTTTCAAAAAGGTCAACTACCTAGACCGACTATAAGCATTAGTAATGCTTTAGGCACTATTTCGGCTATCTTGTTAAATGTCAATAATGTGACACCAGGTAATGATCTTACAGGAGCAACTGTGACAAGAATTAGGACTCTTGTTAAATATTTAGATGCTGATAATTTTGTTAATAATTCTAATCCTTACGGCACTCCAGATCCAAACGCAGAATTTCCGAGAGAAATTTATAAAATAGATAGAAAAGCAACAGAAAATAGAGAAGTTATACAGTTTGAGTTGGCAGCAGTTTTTGATTTAGCTGGAGTTCGTGCGCCACAACGTCAATGCACAAGAAAAGATTTTCCGTCAATTGGTAATTTTATTGTATGAATTGGAAAAAAACAGCATTACTTCATGCAAAGGAACAAGACCCGAAAGAATCTTGTGGTTTGTTGTTGAATATAAAAGGTAAAGAAAAGTATTATCCTTGTCGTAACCTTTCATTAACAGAGCATCAGTGTTTTATTATTGATCCAGAAGATTATATAAAAGCTGATAATTCAGGTGAAATTACTGCTGTCGTACACAGCCATCCAATAACACCACCTACACCTAGTCAAGCAGATAAGATTAGCTGTGAACAAAGCAATCTTCCTTGGCATATTGTTAATCCTAAAACAGAGCAATGGGCTTATTTAGAACCATGTGGATATAAACCACCTTTATTAGGTAGACCTTGGGTTTGGGGCGTAACTGATTGTTGGTCGTTGGTAAGAGATTGGTACAAAGAAGAAAAGGGTATTGTTTTGAAAGATTGGAACAGACCTACAACTCCAGAAGAATTTTTACAAAAACCATTATTTGAAGATTGTGCTTGGAGAACTGGATTTAGAAAATTAAAACCTGATGAGAAGCTGATAAATGGTGACGCTTTATTAATGTCTATAGGATCTGTTGGCTTAAATCATGTAGGATTATTCTTTGAAGGAGATGTTATTCATCATTTAACCGATAGACTATCTTGTAGAGAGCCTTATTCTCAATGGCTATTAAATTGCACAGGAGGTAAGTATCGTTATGTTGCGTAAATTAAAAATATATGGAGAACTTGCTGACTTTGTAGGTTTCAAAGAATTTGATATACAGGTAGATAGTATTGCAAAAGCAGTTAGTTTTTTAGTTAATAATTTTCCGCAAGTAGAAAAATATATGAATCCTAAATACTATGAGGTTAAAGTTGGTAACTATTCAATATCCGAAGAAGAAATACTTTATCCATTAGGAGATGAAGATATACATATTGTTCCTGTAATTCAAGGTGCTGGTGGAAGTTTTGGTAGGATTTTGCTTGGAGGAGCATTAATAGCTTTATCTTTCGGAGCTTTCGGAGCTTTTGGAGCTAAAGCTTTGACTTTTGGAAAAGGTTTTGGGGCTAGTTTTAAAGCTGCATCTTTTTTTGGAGCAAAAGGAGCTTTTGTTCTTGGTAGTGCTTTGGTGTTGTCAGGTGTAAGTGAAATGTTATTTCCTCTTCCAGAAGTACCAGAATTTGGGGATGAAGAAAATCCAAGACTGTCATATAATTTTGGCGGTACACAAAATACTACACGAGCTGGGGTTCCAGTCCCTTTGGTTTTTGGAGAAATCATAACTGGCTCAGTGGTAATTAGTGGATCTATAGATACTGAGCAGGTACAAGCATGACAAAAGATAAAAAAATTATTATTGGATCTGGTGGTGGTGGCAGTAAGGCTCCGCCTCCCCCAACAAGAACTCCTGACAATTTACACAGTAGACAATTTGGAACTTTTCTTGATCTAATTTCAGAAGGGGAAATTGAAGGTTTTGCAACAGCTTCAAAAGAAGGCAGAACGAGAGGAACTGCTGCATATAATAATGCTGCATTAAAAGATGTTTTTTTAAACGACACTCCAGTTTTAAGGTCAACAGCAGATTCAACTAATCCACAAACTGCTGATTTTAATTTTCAAAGTGTTAGCTTTGTACCAAAATTTGGAGAAGCCAATCAAACAAAAGTAGATGGAATAGAAAGTAGTGCATCAACTACTCCTGTTGGTGTAAAGCCTAAAAATGCTGATGGAACCATAAGTGGAGGTATAGCAGATTCAGTAACAAGAAGAATTGCTGATAAATCTCCAAACATTAATCCAGATAGAATTAGAGTTTCAATTTCAATACCTATAATGCACAAACAAAAAGATAATGGTGATATTTTAGGATCTTCGGTTGAATTAAAAATACAAATACAATATAACAATGGAGGATTTAGTGATGTTTTGCCAGGTGGATCGGATACTATCACTGGTAGAACTGCTGATTTATATCAAAAAGACTATAGTATAAATATTAATGGTGCTTTTCCTGTCGATATAAGAGTTATAAGAGTTACTAAAGATAGTACAAATTCATTTACAGTTAATGAATTTGAATGGACAAGCTTCTCAGAAATTATAGATGAGGCTAATACATATCCTAATAGTGCATATGCGTCTGTCAGATTAGACTCAATGCAGTTTAATTCTATACCAACAAGAAAATATAAGATAAGAGGAATAAAGGTAAAGATTCCAGGTGCTGGTGCTAATAACTCTGGAACTCCAACTGTTGTTACAAATCAAGCACAAGCAACTTCATTAGGTCTGCCAGAAGTAAGCAGTTTTGGTTTTATTCATTATCCAGATGGCTATCAATTTAATGGAGAAATGGGTGCAGCCCAATGGACATCAGATCCTAGTATGATACTGCTTAACCTTTTAACAGATCAAAGGTATGGATTTGGAGTTCATATTTCGCCAGATCAATCAACTGATGCTAAAAGATATGAAAACTTAGATTTATTTACCTTTGTCACTGCAAGTAAATTTGCAAGCACACTTGTAAATGATAATTTTGGGAAAAAAGAGCCTAGATTTAGTTGTAATGCAAATATAAACTCTCCAAAAGAAGCTTTTGCATTGATTAATGAATTAGCTGGAGTTATGCGTTGTATGCCAATATGGGCTGCTGGCACAATACAACTTACACAAGATAGTCCAAAAGATCCAACTTATTTATTTAACCTAGCCAATATTACATCTGATGGATTTAATTATTCTGGTAGCAGTTTAAAACAAAGACACACAACTATAGCAGTTACATATTTCAACATGGATAGTAAAGAGGTAGACATTGAACTTGTTGAAGATCAAGATGCAATAAATAAATTTGGAATAATTACGAAAAAAATACAAGCTTTTGGATGTACATCAAGAGGACAAGCTAAAAGACTCGGAAAAGCAGTACTTTTCAGTGAGCAAAGGGAAAGTGAGTTGGTTTCTTTTGCTACATCTATAGAATCTGGAGTAGTTGTAAGACCTGGTGCAATAATAGAAATAAACGATCCTGTTCGTAGTGGACAAAGAAAAGGAGGAAGAATAAATAGTGCAACATTAAATGAAATAATTGTAGATAATCAAAACAATACAAATTTAGATTTTGAATTATCTAACAATCCATTTCTTAGTGTAATAATGCCTGATGGAAAAGTTGAAACACATCCAGTAAAAAATATTACAGGTGATAATATTGAAATTGATTCTGTTTTTAGCACTATTCCAAATCAAAATAGTGTTTGGTTACTACAAGATGATGGTAACGAGGCACAAAGGTATAGAGTAATATCTGTTGAAGAAAATGATGGTATAAATTATGCAATAACTGCATTGTCTTATGTAGATGATAAATACAATTTTATTGAAGATGATGAAGAGTTAGAACCAAGAACTATATCTATACTTAATCTTCCTAAAGAACCTCCTTCCTTGTCATCAATAAAAGCTGAAGAAAGAATTGTTGTAATAAATAATCAAGCAGTATCAAAGTTAATTATAAGTTGGAAACCTGTTGTAGGAGTAACGCAATATCAAATTAACTATAGATATGATAATAGTAATAATATTTCTACAACTGTATCCTCACCAGATTTTGAAATATTTAACTCTGATATTGGTAAATATGAGATAGAAATATATAGTTACAATACAGCACTACAATTAAGCTCTTCACCTACTGAGTTTGTTTTTAATGCTGTAGGTAAAACTGAAAGACCAAAGAATGTAACAGGTTTAACCTTAGAACCTTTTTCAGAAAAATTAGTAAGGCTTAGATGGGATGTTTCGACAGATGTTGATGTAACACATGGCGGATTTGTTTATGTACGTCATTCTACAAGAACAGATGGTTCAGGTTCTTTTGCAAATGCAGTTGATTTAATAGATGCTTTACCTGGTAACTCTACCCAAGCTGTAGTTCCATTTTTAGAAGGAGAATACATATTAAAATTTCAAGATGATGGCGGTAGGTTCAGTAGAGGCGAAACAAGTATAGTTATTGATCTTCCTGACAATAAATCTGAACTTATAGCATTAACAAGAAGAGAAGATAATGATACTCCAAAGTTTCAAGGAGATAAAACTAACATCAATTTTGATTCCGCAAGTAATTCATTAATGCTGACAAATCCAGCTAGGTTAATTGGTACTTATGCACAATCAGGAACTACAGTTACTATAACTATTACTTCTCATGGACTATCTGTAGGTCAAGTTGTTGAAATAGATTATATAGATGGAGAAGCAGTAGATGGTGAATTTTCTGTTACTGCTGTAACCAATACAAATGTTTTTACTGTTACAGCAGGTGCTGCTTTAACAACATCGGGAGAAGTGTTGGTAAAGCGTAATATGAAAGGTCAATATGATTTTAATAATTTTCTTGATTTGCAAGGTGTTTTTAGTTTAGATCTTAAACGTCATTTCTTAACAGAGGGTTTTTATGTAGGTACTTTGTTTGATGAAAGAACAGCTTTAATTGATACTTGGGAAGATTTTGATGGATTAGAGGCTACAGGTGTTAATGCAAAATTGCTTGTCGCTGTAACAAATTCTGCTCCAAGCGGAACAAATTATGCGGATTCAGACTTTTCTAACAAGCCATTTAACATATTTGCTAATGGTACTTATAAAGGAAGAGGTTTTAAATTTAGAAGTGAATTAACAACTAATGATCCGGCTCAAAATATAAAAATAAGCGAACTTGGTTTTACCGCTTCTTTATTAAGAAGGACTGAGCAAAGTAATTTAATAACAGCTAATGGATCTACAAACGTATCTTTTACAAATACATTCTTTACAGGAGCTACTGGACTTGATGCTGGTGCTGATAGCAATCCTCCATCTGTTGGTATAACGTGTAATAATCTAAATGCTGGAGAATTTTTCCAATTATCAAATATTACTGGTTCTGGTTTTACTATTGTGTTTAAAGATTCTTCAAGTAATCCTATAAATGGAAAACAATTTACTTACCAAGCTGTCGGATTTGGCAAAGGATAGTACAATGAAAAAAACATTTCTTGCTATATGAGTAGAGTAAATAGCACAACTAAAGAAGATGGTAATAATTTTCATCCAGACAATGGTACTGGTGCGGAAGTTCGTACTGCAATAAAAGATATATTTCAAGCATTAAGAACTATAAATTCAGATAGTGGAGATCCAAGCGGTGCTGCAAATGTAACTCAGTTTCAACCTCATATAAATACAAGCACTAATGAATTAAAAATATGTACTGCGGTTAGTTCTGGGTCAGGGACTTTTACAACTATTGGAAATATTACGCAGCCAAATTTAGGACTTGCAACTCTAACTGGAGCTACATTTACAGGAGGAGTTGTTCACAACTATACTACTGCTTTAAGACTTCCAGTTGGCACAACAGCACAAAGGCCAGGTAGCCCTGCTGCTGGAGATATAAGATTTAACTCAACTACTACTGAAGCGGAGATATTTAATGGTAGTATTTTTACAGCCGTTGCTGGAGGTGCAGGTGCAACAGGTGGTGGGAACGATCAATGGGTGTTTGAATCAGATCAAAACGTCACTCAAAGTTATGAAATCTCCGCTAACAAACATGCACATTCTGTATCACCAACAATTAACAATTCGGTGACAATTACTATTCCTTCTGGGGCAATTCTTGTTATCTTATAGTTATGAGCTTAGAAATTTCTGGAACAACTGGCATTAAAGGAGTAGCAGGTAGTGTATCTGCTCCGTCTTTAACTGGAGATGACGCTAACAGTGGAATAAGTTTCCCTGCTGCTGATACTATTAAGTTTTCAACTGCTGGAATTGAGCGTCTTGCTTTAACAAATAACGGACTTGAGACACCTAATTCACAATTCGATTTTTATATACAAGATAATAATGAATTTAGGTTTGAAGCAGATGGCGATTTTCATGCTGATGGAGATGTAATTGCATTTTCAACAACAATTGCTTCTGACGAAAGACTTAAAGAAAATATTGAAATTATTACAAATCCTCTTGAAAAATTAAAAGATTTAAGAGGTGTATCTTTCGATTGGATTCGTGATGGTAAAAGCAGTGCTGGAGTTATAGCTCAAGATGTGATGTTAGTTTTACCAGAAGCAGTTAAAGAAGTAAAAAGTTTAAAAGATGACGCTACATATCTTTCAGTAAATTATCAAGCTTTAACATCAATATTAATAGAAGCTGTAAAAGAGTTATCATTGAAAGTAGAAAAATTAGAAGGGAAGTAAAATGCCATTACCTAATTCTGGTCAGGTTTCGTTAGATGATATAGCTACAGAATTTGGAGGAGATCAACCTCATCAATTATCTGAATATCATGGTGAAGGAAATTCGGCTGCGTCAGGTGAGATACAAGTATCTGAATTTCATGGTGCATCTGCTGAATATGAAATTCAAGCTTTATTAGTCGGTGGTGGAGGAGGTGGAGGTGGAAATAGAACAGGTAGTAATAGACGAGGCCCATTTCCAGCAGGGGGTGGAGGTGCAGGTGGTGTAAGACTTGGAAATATAATAAGTGTTTCGGGTGGTGATACCTATGCAGTAGTTGTCGGCTCGCAGGGTAATAGTAATGGCATAAGAGGTAATGGGAATAATGGAGGTACTTCTAGTTTTGGTGGTGTAAATGCAACTGGCGGAGGTCGTGGTGGTTCTATTCAAAACGAGCCTGGTGATGGTGGGTCTGGAGGTGGTGGTTGTTTTGAAGGAAACTCAAGACAAAGCCCTGGAAATGGTATAAGTGGGCAAGGTCATGAAGGTGGAAATGCTGATAGAGGTTCTAGTAGAAGAAATAATGCTAGTGCGGAGGGTGGTGGTGGTGGTGGAAAAGGTAATGAGGGTAGTAATTCAGAGCCAGGGAATGGTGCAGTTATTAGTGGATGGGATAGCTTTGGCACTATGGGTACTGGTGGTCATGGTCAATGCTGTAATGAGAACAGTCCTAGAGGTAATGATGGCGCAGATCAAGCTGGAGGCGGTGGTGGTTTTGGGGCGCATGGCGGTAATGGAGTTGTAATTGTTAGATATTCTGGCAACACACAAAAGGGTACTGGAGGTAATAGTGTTAATTTTGCTGATGGTTATGTTTATCACAAATTTTCTAGTTCTGGCAATTTTGTTGCATGAGTAAATTTTTTGCAAAAATTGATAAAAATAATATAGTTATAGATATTCTTGTTGCAGAACAAGCTTTTATTGATACACTGCCTAAAGAAGATGGAAGTTATTATGTTGAAAGTACAAATTATGTCTATGGTGGCAAAGAACATGATAAACAAGATAATGAACTTCAAAATCATAATCAAATGAACAGCGCAACAATTGGAGGTGGTTATATACCTGACAAAGATATTTTCTATGATGCACAACCTTATCCAAGTTGGAGTCTAAATAGTGTTTATGATTGGGAACCTCCTATACCAGAACCTGATGATGATTTATATTATTGGGATGAAGATGCTTATCAAAATGACGATACGACAGGGTGGTGTCTGCCAAACTTTCAACCAGTTAATGGTGAAGAAGGTGGAGAAGAATTAATTGAGTGATACAAATTATAAAATTAGGCTTTTATTTCCCTGTAGCTTTCATGAATATTATTTTACAAAAGAAGATTTTAATCAAAAAGAATTAATAGATTTTTGTTATAAGCAGAAAGAAAAAGATACACAAGGTATGTCAGAGATGTCAAATAACGGAGGTTGGCACTCGCAAATTTTTAGCATTAATGAGAAAAATCCTATAACAAAATTATTAAAAAAAGGTTTGTATAAATCGGTATTAAGTACAGTAAAAAAACAATTTATTTTTCATATTGAATATTGGATCATGATTATTAATACAGACGCATATCATAATTCACATTTTCATCCTAATTCTAATTGTTCTGGAGTTGTATGGATAAAAATTCCACAAGGATCTGATGATACTAGGTTTAGTAATCCATATCTTTTTCATGGTTTTACGGAAATAGACGCTTATCAAGAAGACTTTAAACAAGCTACAAATACATATCACTCATATGACTATCACCCACAAGAAGGATTGATGGTTACATTTCCATCTTATGTATTTCATGAGGTAAGACCTAATAAAACAAATGAAGATAGAATTGCTGTTTCTTATAATATTTCTTTTCTAGAGCAAAGATCATGAATAATTCTTATCAACCAGTATATTGGTTGCATGATAATATAGAACTTCCTAATAATGAAGTTGAAGAAGTAATATCAGAAATAAAAAATTCAAATTTTGATTTATTATGTACTAGAGATATTGGAACTTTAAGTACATATCACATTCCTTTTTACAGCAGACCAGATAATATTTGGAAAGAAAAATATGAAAAAATATTTGAAAATATAGTAAAAAATTTAGGTTTATATGAGGGTATTAATTATACATATGATTTTTGGTCGCAAGTATATACAAAACATGCTGTTCATTTACCTCATCATCATTATTGCAAAGTACCTACAATATCTTTTGTACATTTTGTAAAACCAACAAAAGAAAAATGCTTTAGTTTTTTAGATAACCAAGGTAATGATTATGTTATAAAAGAACAAAACAAAGGAGACTTGATTTGTTTTCCTTCCTATTTATGGCATAGGGTTAAAAATAAAACTGACGATTTAAGATTTGTAGTCGCTGGAAATATTAATATTGTTTTTCAACAAGATGATTATGTCTTTTCTAATAAAAGATATGTTTGAGTTAAATAAAAACTTAAAAGTTGAAGTTGAATATATTAAAAATACATCAATTTTTACTGTTGATAATTTTTACAAACATCCAAAAAAAATAGATAATTATTTGTTCAATAGAAATGTTCCATTATGGAAAATAGAAGAAAAACCAAGCTACAATAATATTTATTTTGAAGATAGAAGATTTATAAAAACTGATTCTAGGTTATATGAGGCATATAATTTTTTAAGTAAATTATGTAGGCAAAACTATAAAGAACCTTGGATTAAAACCAACATGACACGTTTTTATAAAAATAGTTGGAATGATTATAAAAATTGTTATTGGTGGCCTCATACAGATAGTGGTTATAACGGCATAGTTTATTTTAATAATGACTGTGGTACTAATTTATATGAGGATCTAGGTTGGGATGAAAATGTCAATGAACATGAAGAACCTTGGAGGCCAAAAGCATATTATGATTTGATAAAAACAATAAAGCCAAAATATAATCGTATGGTATTATTTGATGGAATGATACCTCATGCAATGGATATTTGTAATAATAAATTTTTTGCTGAAGAGTATCGTAAAAATCAAGCCTTTTTCTTTGTTCAATAAAAATATATGGAAAATATAAATTTAGCGATACAAAAAAATCATAAAGAAGAGAACGTACAAAGAATATATAACCCCCATTTTATAGGTGAATATAAAAATGCTTTAACAAATAAATTTTGTGATTTGCTTATAAATCATGCAAATAAAGTTATTGATGTTGGAGGACTTACAGCAAGAGAAAATCCTGAAGGTTATGGTGCTGCAACTTATCGTAAAGATTGGGCAATGAATATACATGAGGATCGACAGAAGGCAACAATTGTAAACGAGGCATTAAATCATTGTTTAAAGAAATATACAGATGAGTATTTAGGGCTTTGGTATCATGGCAGGTTTATATCTATCACACAAAAATTACAAGTTAGTCCAGTTACTGGAGGTTTTCATGGTTGGCACTCTGAATCCTCATCTTTTGAGTTTCAAGATAGAATAGCAGTATGGATGTTTTATCTTAACGATTTACCAGAAGGCGAGGGAGAGACAGAATTTTTACATCAAAGATGTCGTATAAAACCTGAGAAAGGTAAATGTGTTATTTTCCCTGCTGGTTTTACACATACCCATAGAGCAAATCCCCCATTAACAACGACTAAATATGTTGTTACTGGATGGTATCATCTTGCTCAAATAGTATGATGAGTATTGCAACTAAAGGCACTAATGCTAAACTAAACCCATGAGCAAAATCAAACTAATTGCAGATTCTGGAGGTGGGACAGTATCATGGGTTGCACCATCTTCTACGACTAGCAATGCTAATTTAGAATTTAAATTACCTGTGGCTGATTCAGCAGGTGTATTTAAAAGCGATGGTTCTGGTAATTTAAGTATTGCTAGTGGTGGAACTGTATTGCAAACAGTATATTCACAAAAAGGTAATTTTGATTCAACGTCTTCTAATACTACTTTCGCAACAACCCCAGAAGCGATAATCGATGGTTGTCAAACTCAAATACAAATAACCGACACTACTAGCAAAATATTAGTAACATTTGCTGGCATGCCAATAATAGGACAGAGAAGTGGCCCGGCAACGGCTCGTATTGATATAGGACATGTCAGTTCTGGTAGTTCTGGTGCAAGTTTTTCTGCAACTGATTATTCAAGTCTTGGTGGGTCATCTAATGGTGTGGCATCAACTAGAAAAGCATTTGGTAATACATCATCAGGTTTAGAGCCAGGTTCTGCTGGCCCTGGTTGTGTCCAAACATTGCACGATCATAATTTAGCTGTAGGGCAGTATGCTTATTACACTTTAATGTTAAAGAGTGAGTATAGTAACAATAGTCATGGATATATTTTTAACGGAGGCCAAGGTTACTTCACCTGTATTTTACAAGAGGTATTATGAGTTATATCATAGACGCACTAGAAAATTTAAACGTAACATTAGAGTGGGCAGCTAGTACTTCTTGCGTAAAAGCATCTGAAATTCAATGGTTAACAACAGGTTCTAGGCCAACAAATACTGAAATACAAACAGAAATTGATCGTGTAATAGCAGATTATCCTATGAAACTTTTGCGTATTGAAAGAAATAAAAGATTACAAGATTGTGATTGGAGAGCTTCTTCTGATTTAACTATGACAGATGCTTGGAAAACTTATAGACAAGCTCTTAGAGACTTGCCCTCCTCTTCTACACCTAAACTAGATTCTTATGGAGAACTTGATCTAAGTTCTGTTACCTTCCCAACAATTCCAAGTTAATCATGAGCCTTATTAAAGTTGGAGCAATAAGAGGAGTTGCAGCATCAACAGATGCAATTTCAATAGCAAGTGATGGTAGTTGCACTGCTAATGTTACCAATAATCTTAGTTACAGAAATTTACTAATAAATGGCGCACATAATATTTGGCAAAGAACTACAAGTATTTCTGGTGGTAGTGATTTAGATAATTTTGCTTATGCTACTGATAGATTTTGGTTATACTCACCAAGCTCTAGTTCTGGTACTGTTGGTCAATCGACTGATGTGCCTTCTGGTTTTATATATTCCACTCATAATAATTTAAATGCAAATTGCACTATTGGATCAAATGTAGAACTTCTTAAGGTCGGTTCAGATGCACCTTTTGTAAATGGTGAATCTTTAACTTTATCTTTTTATATAAAAAGTTCATCAGCTAGAAGTAATGTATCAATATCAATTTCTACAAGAGATAATGCAGGTGGGACAGGTTCAGTAACAAGAGCAACTAACCCTACTTTTAATACAACAACAGGTTGGACAAGAGTTTCTAAAACTTTTACTTTAACTGGAACAGTTGGAGCTAGTAATGCTATCTTACAATTTGAATTTATATTGGCACCTGGAGATTTGGTAACTGGTTTCCAACTTGAAAAAGGAAGTTTTGCTACGGAATTTGAGCATATAAATTTCACAGATTCTTTACGTCAATGTCAAAGATATTGTTTCCATGACGGCACTGATCGTTTTCATTATGGAAATTATGGTGAAGAGCATTATGATTTTCCAGTTACAATGAGAACAAATCCTACTGTTACTTTAATTAACGTGCCTAGTGGTGGAAGTGTAAACAGATCTAGACCAAATTGGGTTACAATTACTGGTATGGGGAGTAATAATGGAAATATAAGAGTAAAAGCGGAGGCTGAATTTTAATTATGTCTTATAAATTAGTTAAAAAAACAGAAGAGGGTGATGAATTTGTCATTAGAGAAGATGATGGTGCATATATTCCATTTACCTCTAACAATGCAGATTATCAAATATATTTAGAATGGTGTAAAACTAACACACCACAACCAGCAGATTAAATGGCAGTTACACCTGGCACATATAATATGACTGTTCAAAGAAGGTCAGACCATAATGTACAGCTTGTTTTTAAAGATAGCACTAATAGTGGAATTAATTTGACAGGATATACTGTTGCTGCTCAAGTTTGGGACAAAGATAGAAAAGTTAAATTTGCAGATTGGACTGTAACATATACAAACAGGGCAACTGGAACTGTTGATATAGCATTAACCGATGTACAAACTGCTAGTTTTATTAGAGATTCAGTTTTATATTATGATGTATTGCTTACAAATGGTTCTGGGTTAAAAGAATATTATCTAGAAGGTAATATAAACGTAAGTGAGGGTTACACATCATGACTTCTGTAAATGTTACTGAATTAAAAAACACTGTTACAGTTAATGAGGGAGATGCAACAGTCGTCACTGTTACTACTGCCGGGCCACAAGGGGCTTCTAGTATCATAGACGTATCTGACGTAGTTGATAATTCTGTGGTGTACTACCACGCATCAAGTGGTACATTGAAAGCAGATCAAACTACTACCAAACTTACACTCGTAAATGGGGGAAATTTTTAAGCTATGTCCAACACTATAAGAATAAAAAAAAGATCTTCAAGTGGATCTGCTGGTGCGCCATCAAGTTTATCTCCATCAGAATTAGCTTTTAACGAAAATGATCTAAAATTATATTATGGTTTTGGCGATGATGGCAATACTCCACCAGCAGCTAGTTCAATAATTACTATTGGTGGTGCTGGTGCGTTTTTTAATAAAACAGATACAAGAAGTGCAAATGCTATACTTGCCGGGCCAACTTCTGGATCTGCTTCTGCACCTTCATTTAGGTCACTTGTAGCTGCCGATATTCCTTCTATTGCTCATACAAAAATTAGTGATTTTGATACAGGCGTTAGGACTAATAGATTAAATGAGATGACAGCACCTAATGGTGATGTTAACTTTGCAAGCCAAAAAATAACAAACTTAGCTGACCCAGTTTCTGATAGTGATGCTGCAAATAAGTCGTATGTAGATGGAGTTGCACAAGGACTTGATGTAAAAGATTCTTGTGTTGCTGCGACTACAGCAAACATAACAATCGCTACTGCTTTAAATAATGGCGATACGTTAGATGGTGTTACTTTATCAACTAACGATAGAGTACTTGTAAAAAATCAAAGTACTGCATCACAAAATGGTATTTACATAGTTGGGTCTTCTCCATCAAGAGCAGATGATTTAGCTACTGGTGCTGATGCTGCTGGTTTCTTTACTTTTGTTGAGCAAGGCACAGTAAACGGAGAGAATGGATTTGTTTGTACTTCTGATAAAGGAAGTGCTGTTGTTGGTACAAATAACCTTACTATTGCTCAGTTCTCAGGAGCAGGGCAGGTTATAGCTGGAAATGGGATTGATAAGTCTGGTAATACTCTTTCTGTTGACCTTAAGGCTAATGGTGGTCTAGTAATTGAATCTACTGAAATTGCTGTAAAACTTGATGCTAGTTCTATAACTGGAACTCTTGCAATCTCTGAC